AAGTACTTCCCTTAGTCTGAACAAGGTACAATTATCAGGATTACCATAGATTACTGATTGAAGGTATTGGTCCTGATGATTAAGATGGTACCATCTTAATCTAGCCAAGTTTAGTTTCTCGGCTAGATCAAATTGTACGATATTTAAAAGTCTTCTTATGGGTGTCATACTGTAAATGTGATTTGCATTATGTTTGAAGATATTCTGTTGATAGATTTGATATTAGCTTCTCCATCAGTAAAGTTCATGGCAAAGTTTACCAGAGCATCTGCAGCACCATTAGAAGTATCGGGAGTTTGAAATAAGAAAGAGTATATTGCAAATCCGTCCTGTTTAGATATCATTGCAGATAATGCTAAGCATTGGTTTTCAACGTAGGCATTAACTAATAGATTCATTAGATTGTTGCTGTAATCTAGGATTTCCTCTAAGTCTAAGGAAAATAATTCTTGGATTTGAAGACCTAGGTTAGTAACTAACTTGTCTAGATGTTGTGTGGTTTGGAAGGTTTCATTATTTTTCATAAGTCTAAAATTTTAAAATGTTATTAATTATTTTTCTTATGCAAATATAAGCACTTTAAATTATATATGCAAATTCTGGAATACTAAGCTGAGGATATGTGTAAACGCTAAGAAAGGCAGATAGTTAGTCTGCCTTTCGAATTTATACTCTGTATCGGATTAAATTCCATTTATCGTTTACTAGCCTGAATATCCAGAGATAATGGTTAGTGAACTCTAATAGCTTACTGTATTCAGAGGTTTCAAATACCAAGAGATCTGAGTTCTTTTCTAGGATATTGAAATGGATAGTTTTATTAGTACCCTTTCGAAGGATTTCTCTAAGATCATTCTTTAGAGTATCATCCGAAATGAACATATTATATCGTTCTCCCATATAATCCAGATATTTATCCCTGATATCTGGATATATTCTAGACTGGCTTACGTTAAACTGTTTCGTTTTCATCTTGATTTTCTTGATTTATGTTACGTTCGATAATGTTTTGAATACATATTCTTCGGCCCTCTTCTTCTGTCTGGTCCAAAATATAGGTAAGAGAATGATTAAGGAATAACATATCTGTATCGTAATTCCTCTTGAATACCAGCAATTCGAATTCCTTTAACCAATTATGCTGCATCAGCTCTAGTATCTCCTCTAAACTGACATGGTCCGTATCCATATATCCTTGGCATTTATACCAGATATCTGTAAAGACTCCAGTAATATATTCTGGTATCTTGAATCTATCAGATACTTCATGGGCTGGAACTAAAGCCTTAGCAGCTTGGTATTTTTCTTTGGTTATTACCATGTCTGATTTACCTGATAGCTTTCTACTAAGGTTAACTATAAGGGGTACCTTGTAGTATAGTAGGTAAGGTTCTTTGTCATATACCCAATATCTGTTTTTGTATTCCTGATAGATTAGTACATAAGGCTTATCTGAATACATGCCAAATAGTCTCATATAAGCCGATAGGTAATTCTCTAGGTCTTTAGCACATTGTATATTCTGGTTGAATACTACCTTAGTATCTTCTAGGTAGATTAGATTCAGGGAATAACTTAACTCTGGTTCCCGTTTACGAAATCTGTTGAATAGGTTTTTGATGTTCATAATGTCTAATATGTAAAATTAATGAATACTGTTCTGGTTCCTTTGAAGAAAGCTTCATGATTGTAGTCTTCGTATTTATGGCAAGCATAAGTTTTAGAAGACCTATCATAATGATCTCTTACCCATACTGGACTGGATTCAGAATCTTTTAATCTGAATAGTGTACCTGGTTTAAGCTGTTTTAATGTGGTTTTATCCATAATCTTATTATTTATTTTGATGCAAATTTAAGAATAATAAATTAATTATGCAATAAACCTCGATTACCTGTTGAGGAATTGTTCAGCTATTGAGGTAGGCTCTTTTTCTTCATATTGCTCCTCATCTAAATAGATATCCATTTCTGGGTCTGGATCCTCGGGATCTATGTTAGCCTCTATCTCTCTTCTTAATTCATGGTGTTCTCTTGAAGAGAGTTCCATAGCTCCCTTATAATCATCAGTAATTTGCCTCATCTCTGCAGTATTCAAAGTAAGGCCCTCTTTGGTAGTATCAATTCCCTCTTGCTTAGTAGCAACTACCTCGGGTAAAGAAGATAAATCATAGTGATCTGCCAATAATTTGGCTTCCTGTGGCTTGTCCATTATCTTTTGAGATTCTAGGATAATCTTTCTAGCTTCATCTATTGATATGCCTTGGTTCTGATTTAATTGATTATTCTGGGTATCTCCAAATTGATTAAAGATATTGGTAGTTCCTCCACCCATAAATGTACGTATGATAGACTGTAATGAAGTAGAAGAATCCAGTTTCATCTTAAGAGCTTTATTCAATTCAGCCGATATGAATGGAGTGTAATGCCCTCCTTGAGATTCCCTTAGAATGTTTACCTGATGGGATATCTCCATTCTATCTTCTAAAGCCCATGCTACTTGTTCTCCCAATAGAGCTTGTAGCATTTCTTCCTGTCTTTCTTTATCCCAGAGCTTAGATTGCAATAATCTATCTCTCATAAATACTCGTATGTAATTGATATCTATACCTGTCTTTGTTGAGAAGGTATTAATATCATACATAATCCCACATAGCATACCATTACCCATCAACCAGTGATTGATAATGTAGTTGTATACCTTTTGTAAATCTTCAAGATTCTGACTCTTTTGGTATTCTGCTGCCATTGCAGTAGTTCCCATAGGTCTAGGAAATCTTTTTATGTTGTCTTTTGCCATTATACAAATATTCTTTTCTTATATCCTTAGATTCATCGTATCTAATCCTTTTAAGAGGACGAGCTACGTATAGTTGATAAATATTAGAATACCAATAACCAACTGCTATATTGAGTTCTTCATTTAAAGCCAAAATGAATTGAATATCGGTAATCCTATCCCTAGTAAATATCCAGGTATAATTTCCTTCAAGGTTGGGAACCTTGTTATAAAATTCCCAACCTTTAATTACCTTAAAAATATTGCCATGAAGGTCAACGATTTCTTTTGCCATAATTGCCTTTTTTACCTCTCGAGGATTTTTTGTCTTGTTCACTAGAGTTATTTTTCATTTCCTCTATCCTTTTTTGTGTTTCTGGGTACCAGAGTTTTCTTAGGGGCACTACCTGAGTTGCAAAGAATGCCTTCCATAAATTCTGGGATAAAGGTCTTATACTTTGCCGACTGATTTCATTAAATTTATCCTCGAAGTGTTTTACTACCTTTTTAAAATCTGAATAATATATGTGACCAGTTGCTGGGTTTATCTTTTGTTGCCTTTGGCATACTTCTAGTAAATCTTCTCCCATTTTATTCATAAACTCCCCTCTATTAAATTGGAAGTTCTCTTGATCTAGTCTAAATATCTTTACGTAATCTTTTGTTTCCATTATATTATATCTCTGTTTCTAGGTGTTTAACATCATAGGGTAATACCTGAAATAAGTATCCCCTTTTATCATCCTCGTAATAGGATGACCATAATCTCCCTTTTAATCGGTATAAATCCAAGTCATAAGTTTTCTTGGGTATACCTGTGATAAATAATTTGTGATTGCCTCCTGGGTTAACTTCGAATTCCCACTGGGTAAAATTTCCTATGGTACCATAATCTGGCAATTTATTTCCCAGTAAGGTTGGTAAGGCAATATCCTTTACCAGAGTTTCTTTGGGGACCCTTTTCCCATTTACCCAGATCCCCAGTTGTGATTTACCGATATATACATCTTTTACTATTTCTCGAAACATAATTCAATGATTATAAATTTAACACCTTGACCTAATTCTAAGTCATTTACTGCATTAATATCCCTAGTATTATGTTGAAGGTTTCTTAAAGAAATTCTAGATTCTTTCGATATCCTATAAGATCTTCTTACCAAGAGTAAAGCATTTCTCCAACAAGCAACCATAGAAGATACTGGCCCAGAGAATAAAACCTTGCTGGTCTTATTTATCTCTACCATTTTTTCTTCGTATAGTTTTTGACTCTGAAGATACCATACTTTTATTTCTCTTATGTTTTCTTTTCTTCTTTCTAGAATCAGCTTTGACATAATCTTCTATTTCTTCAAGTTTACCCAACAATAAGAATCTTACGAACATATCTATAGGCCTGAAAAAGTAATTTCTTATATTCTCAGTGCCTAGATAATAATCGTATACGATAAAGAATTTTTTAATCTTTCCGTGTTTGAGAGATCTTTGAACAAGGTAATTCTTTACACATCTCTTGTGAAGTTCTACCATGTCCTTTTCCTGTTTTTCCATCTCCTTATCGGAGAATATTCGATAGTCCATAACCAAAATAAATATGGGACTGGGAATTTGAAAATAGCAAACTAATGTGTTCCCAGTCCCGGGTTAACAAAGGATTAATTATACTGCTTCATCTACCTTCAGTACTTTTTTCTGGAAGGTAATATATTTATTTTGGGCAGACTTGTATTCTTTAGAGTTATGATCTTGGATTCGGAGCATTTCCCTTTCCAATTTACGAAGTTCATTACGGGTTTGTTGTCTCCATTTCTTTCTTGAAAGAGTATCAGTAACATCATCTGGGTAAATGTATTTCACTTCCCGATTGGAGATTACTTGTTCGATGATATTAGGTTTCTGTTGTTTGGCAACTTCCTTGACAACTTCTTCCTTTTTAGTAGAAGCTTTCTTGGTAGTAGTTTTTACCAATTTTGCTTTGGGTTCTTCCTTAGCCTTAGATTCTTTAGTTTCTTTTGGCTTTTGTGTTTTAGAAGCCTTAACTTCCTTCAATGAGTTAGATACTTGGTTGTTAATTAACTCGGTTACCTTGTTCAAATTTACTTTTTTCATAATTGACTAATTTAAAATGTTATTAATTATTTTCTCTATGCAAATATAAGAACAATATTTTAAATAGAAAAATAATTCTACTTTATTTTATCAATAGCTGAGGATCCCTAGTCGAGTAGGAAATCAAAGATTTCATCTGGGTTCTCATCTAGGTTTTCAGGATCATCATAGTAGGAATCTAGACCTTCAGTAAAGATATCATATTCTGAAATAGATGAAGATTTACCATATCTCTGATTATACTGTTCTACGGTTAATATAGTTACCTTACTGGGATCATGTTCATATTTTTCAGCATAAGCAGAAGCTTCCTCTGGTGATAAAGGTTTATCGGAAGTGAATACTTGGTAATATACTCTGGGTTTAGTATAATGAGCATCTAAAGTTACTTGTTGATAACCAGATTTCCTTGCGGTAAATATTATATTATC